GCCCATCACCCACCACATCCGGCTGCCTGCCCGCGGGGATGCTGCTGGCATTGACTGCGAGGTCATCTTCTTGGCCCTTGACCAGCCCAAGGATGTCAGGAAGCTGCTGTCGCTGGAGTTGACAGGCGCTTGGGTCAATGAGGCGCGTGAGCTGCCCAAGGCCGTGATCGATGGACTGACCCACCGGGTTGGCCGATACCCTACCAAGCGCGATGGCGGGGCCACATGGCACGGAATCTGGATGGACACCAACCCCATGGACGACGATCACTGGTGGCATCGCATGGCCGAAAAGGAAAAGATGAGCGGCCAGTACGCTTGGAAGTTCTGGAAGCAGCCCGGTGGTGTGGTGCCGGTCGATGTCGAGGATCTGCCTGAGATGCCAGAGGCCAATGACCACATCTTTGCGTCCGGCAAGTGGTGGAAGGTCAACCCCAAGGCTGAAAACATCAACAACCTGCCGCCCGGCTACTACCAGCAGATGCTGCTTGGCAAGAATCTGGACTGGATCCGCTGCTATGCCGGTGGCGAATACACCTATGTCCAAGAAGGCAGGCCTGTTTGGCCAGAATATGAGGACTCGACCATGTCCGGCGAGACCGAAATTGACCCCAGCGTGCCAATACAAGTGGGACTTGACTTCGGTTTGACCCCTGCAGCCACCATTGGCCAGCGTTTGCCCAACGGCAGGTGGCTGATTCACCAAGAAATTGTGACCTTTGACATGGGTCTGGAGCGCTTTGGCCACCAATTGCTGGGCGAATTGAACCAGCGCTACCCCAACCACCAAGTGATGATCTGGGGCGACCCGGCAGGCATGGCCAGAGATGCAATATACGAGGTCACCGCCTTCGATTACTTGAAAACCTTGGGTTTGCGCGCACAACCTACGGCCAGCAACGACTTCAAGGTGCGCCGTGAGGCCTCTGCTGCCCCCATGCAGCGCCTGATCGCTGGCCTGCCGGGGCTGATTGTGAACCGCGAGTGCAAGCTGCTGCGCAAAGCGCTGGCCGGTGGCTACCACTTCAAGCGCATTGCGATTGGCGCTGGCCAAGAGCGCTTCCGCGACGCGCCAAACAAGAACGAGCACTCACACATTGGCGACTCATTTGGTTATTTGATGCTGGGCGGCGGCGAGTACAACCGCATGACCCGCACCCATCAGCTCGGTGGCCGACCCATGGGCCAGTCCAGCGCCAGCACTGACTTCGATGTGTTTGCATGACGGTATATCTCGCAGATATACAGCCATTGATCCATGTACAAAGCCCATTAGAATCCTTTGCTATGAGCACAGCCATCATTGAATTGCCGTTGACAAATCTGCCTGCGCCAATTGCGCGGCAGAAGATCATGGCCATTCAAAGAGCCTGTCAGGCGTTGCCTGACGGTGAGCGGATGGACGAATCACCACCCGTCAAGCACTGGCTTGCACCCGGCATCTATGCGCGTGAGATCCATCTGCCTGCTGGCACCGTGGTGGTCGGCAAGATCCACCGGCATCGTCACTTCAACATCATCAGCCAAGGCAGCATCACCTGCTACACCGAGTTTGGCTTGGAGACCCACACAGCGCCAGCGTCATTCATCTCTGAGGCCGGGACAAAGCGGGTGGTTCACACGCATGAAGACGCGATCTGGACAACCATTCACCCCAACCCGACCAATGAGACCGACATCGAGATATTGGAAAACATGTTCACCGCGTTGGAGTACGCCGAGCTGGGCATGGACGTTTTTGAACACAAGGAGATAACCACATGACCTACTGGATCACTGGTGCCATCGTATTGAGCACCGCAGTAAGCGCCGATCAAGCGCGAAAGTCTAGGCAACAAGCCGAAAATGATCAGCGTACCTTGCTGGCACAGCAGGCAGCCGATCAAGCTGCCATGCGTACCGAGCTGGCCAAGCAGACCGCTGAGTACGCTAAGCAAGGCGCATCCCTTGAACAACAAGCCCAGACCGCTCGGCAGCAGTTTGAGCAGTCACAGCTCAACTACCAGACCAACAAGCTGGAGATGGAGAAAAAGGCCAAGGAAGTGCAAGCCGCTGCCGACGAAGAGCGCCGCAAAGCTGCAGCGTCTGAGGCATCAGCGCTCAAGGCTCGCACCCGTGGTGGCCGCAGATCACTTTTGTCAGGCGAGCGCATGGACGCAGAGTTGGGCATTCCTGTTGACTTGAGCGGCGGCGGGATGAGGTTGCAGTAATGGCCACCCTACCCCAATTCAAACAACGCCAGATCGCCCGGCGCAGCACATCCGACATTGAGCGTTTGGCCAAACAGTACAAGAGCAGCATCGATGCGCTGACCGGCGAGTATCAGACCGCATTCACTGGCTACCAAGCTGGTGTGGCTGAGAAGATGAAGCCGTTTGAGGCGCAGATGGCGACCTACAAAGAGTCGCTGCTGCCAACCTATGAGGCGCAGAAGGCCGCATATCAAAAGAGCTTGGACGACTACAACAAACTGCTGGCCGACATTGAGGCCAATCCAGTGATCGAGGCAACGGGAATCAAAGAATACAAGGTGCCAAGGTGGGGTTTGTTTGGCTTGGCTGGCTACGAGACCAAGCGAGAGCCCTTCACCTATTACGTTCCCAAGGAAATACCCAAGTTCACAGAAAAAGCGCCAGACCTGCCCGTGGCACCCACAGCACCTGCTATTGAGGAGTTTGACTCTTCACAGTTTGCAGCCAAGAAGGGCGAGGCCGAGAGTACATTCAAGCGCGAGGTCGGCGAGCGCCGGGCTGCCAAGCTGGGTGCCGTGTCTCGCAAAGCAACAAGACCCCTACTCTCAGGAGCTCAATGATGAAAGACATGAAAGCCAAGATGCAAGACAAAGTCCACAAGGTCATGCGTGAGTACAAAGCTGGCAAGCTCAAAAGCTCAAGCGGTGACAAAGTTGGAAGCCGCGAGCAAGCCATTGCCATTGCCATGAGTGAAGCTGACAAGCTCAAGAAAGGCAAGTGATGGCAACCGAGCGCAACATGTTGGCCGAGGTCGAGCTAGACGAGAGCGAAGACCTGACAAAAGGTAAATGCCCAGAGGTCTTGATCAACAAAGCCATGAGCATTCACAACCACAGGATCTGCATTGTCAAGGCAGACCTTGGCCCACCAAACCCCAAGATGCCAGAGGTCATTTTCTGGCTGATGAAGTCTGCCAAATGGAACGTCAGCGAGAACGCTGCGCGTGAAATGGTGTGCGGCAACTGTGGCCACTACTGGAAGACCAAGTTCATTGATGACTGCATGAAGAAGTACGAGCAGATCACACCACCTGATGTTGATCCATCGTGGGTTGACACAAATGAGTCTGGCGGCTACTGCGACGAGTGGGACATTCCTTGCACCAGCTCGCGTACATGCGACACATGGGAGCCGGGTGGCCCAATCACTGATGCCAAGAAATCCAACCCGTTTGAGATGGACGATTAAATATGGCCATCTTGTACGTTGAACGCGAGTCACAGCCACAAAAAGCTCAGTTTGTTGCGCTGACTCAAAAAGACAAAGACGGCAACCAGATGATTGCTGGGTCTGACAACGGGCTCATTATTGTTGACGTTAACCATCACCGTCTGCATGAAGGCCGTGCGTTCATTGCGTGGAATATTTACCCTCATTCAGCGATGTTGGATGCTGGCTTAAGTGCAGACATTGTGTTGGCGGCTGGCCCCGGCACCATTGCACATGTGACCATCGCTATGGAATCTTCTGGTGATGCTGACTTCTTTTTGTACGAAGGAACAGCAACCACAGGCGGCACTGCATTCACACCAGTGCAAAGAAACAGAAACATTGCGGCGACTAGCAATGTGGCGATGGTCACCAATCCAACAGTCACATCACTTGGCACACTGATCAATCGTCAGTTTGTTACTGGTGGCACTGGCAAAAAATCGTCTGGTGGTGCATCTAGCAGCTTGGAATATGTGCTGACACCATTGACCAACTACTTGTTTCGGTTGACCAACGTGAACAGCTCATCTCATACGGCATTGCTTGAATTGGAATGGTACGAATAAAGGGAAATCATGGAATACGACAAGAACACACCCGGCGGCATGCGCCTGACACCAGAGCAGATTCTTAAACGACAAGTGGCTGCTCAAGCCAAGAAGGATGAGTTCCAGCAGCTCTACCAAGATGCCTACGAATTCGCCCTGCCCCAGCGCCAGCTCTACGGCGTGTGGGAAGGTGGTGCCACGGGCAGCAAGAAGATGCAGCGCGTCTTCGACTCGACCGCCATTAACTCCACCCAGCGCTTTGCCAACCGGCTGCAGTCTGTGGTTTTCCCACCCCAGCGCAAGTGGGCCAAGCTAGAAGCTGGATCGGACATCCCGCCAGAGCGCAGACAGCAAGCGCAGGCCGTGCTTGAGGTCTACCAAGACAAGATGTTCACCGTGCTGAACCAGTCCAACTTTGACATTGCCATGGGCGAGTTCTTGTTGGATCTGGCGGTCGGCACCGCCTGCATGATGGTGCAGCCGGGTGATGATGTGCAGCCGCTCAACTTCATCCCCGTGCCGCTCTTCTTGGTGAGCTACGAGGAAGGCGCAAACGGTCAGGTGGACAACGTCTACCGCCGCATGCGCATGAAGGGCGAGAGCATCCAGCGCCAGTGGCCAGATGCCGAGATCCCTGACGACATGGCCAGACGCATCGAGCAAAAGCCGACCGATGACATCGAGCTGCTGGAGGCCACCATCTATGACCACAAGCGTGGCGACTACTGCTACCACGTTATCGACAAGGTATCCAAGCAAGAGCTGGTCTACCGCCGCCGCAAGATGTCCCCATGGGTGATCAGCCGCTACATGAAGGTGGCCGGTGAGATCTATGGCCGTGGCCCGTTGATGACCGCCCTGCCCGACATCAAGACACTGAACAAAACCATCGAGCTGCTGCTCAAGAACGCATCGCTGGCCGTGGCGGGTGTCTACACCGCAGCCGACGATGGGGTGCTCAATCCCAACACGGTCAAAATCGTGCCGGGTGCCATCATCCCAGTGGCACGCAATGGCGGCTCACAAGGCCCTGCCCTGCTGCCCCTGCCCCGGTCTGGCGACTTCAACGTGTCCCAGTTGGTGATTAACGATCTGCGCTCCAACGTCAAGCGCATCTTGCTGGATGAGTCGCTGCCACCTGACAACATGTCTGCCAGATCGGCCACCGAGATCGTCGAGCGCATGAAGGAGCTGGCCCAGAACCTTGGCTCTGCCTTTGGCCGCTTGATCAACGAGACCATGATCCCCGTCACCGCCAAGATCTTGGAAGTCATGGACGAGCGCGGTCTGATTGACATGCCCTTGCGCGTCAACGGGCTGGAGGTCAAGGTCACCCCAGTGGCCCCTCTGGCCATGGCTCAGAACATGGAAGAGGTCAACGCAATCATGCAGTACATGCAGATCAGCCAGAGCTTGGGCACCGACGGCCAGTTGGCCATCAAGACTGACATGCTGGTGGATTACTTGGCCGACAAGCTGGGCGTGCCAGCCTCTGTGCGCAATACCGCTGCCGAGCGTGCCGTGCTCATGGAAGAGATGAAGAACCAACAGCAGCAGCAAGCCATTGCGCAGGCCATGGCCATGCAGGCACAGGCTGGTGCCGGTATGCCTGCTCTGCCAGCACCACAAGGAATGCCAGCATGAGCTGGGATGAAATCAACGCCATTGGCGAGACCAGCGACATCCGCGAGGTTGACCAGAAGCGCGAAGACTTGGCCCGGCTGACGCTGCGGGTGTTTGGCTCAGAGGATGGCCAGAAGCTGCTGCAGTGGCTGCGCGACATGTATGTGAATGTGCCCATCGCCGTACCGGGCACAGATCCTTCACACGCCTACTTTGCCGAAGGGCAAAGAACGGTGGTGAGGGACATCGAGGTACGGATCAACTCAGCAAGGAAACTATGACCGACACAGCAACCGTCGAGCCCGGTGGAACCGGCCTACTTGACAACGTGCAAGTGAGTGACGACACCAAGCAAGACAACCCCCAAGCAGTCGAAATCGACCACAAAGCAGCCGCACCAGACGCGCCAGCGCCTGATGAGCCGCTTGAACGACCTGACTTTTGGCCTGAGAACTTTTGGAAAAAGGACTCCAACGAGCCCGACCTAGAAGGCATCGCCAAGAGCTGGTCAGATCTGCGTAAGCAAATCAGCCAAGGCAAGCACAAAGCGCCAGCAGACGGCAAGTACGACCTCAAGTCATTTGGCGAAGAAGCTGAGACCAATCCCATCGCCACCACCCTGTCAAGTTGGGCCAAGGACAATGGCCTGTCTCAGGCCGCGTTTGACGACCTTGTCAACAACCTGCAGACCCAAGCCAAGGAGATCATGCAAGGCGACATGGTTGACCCGGCAGCCGAGATGAAGCAGCTCGGCCCCAACGCTGGCGCAATCGTCAACGGCATGGTGGATTGGGCTCGCGGCTTGGTCAACAAGGGTGTCTGGTCAAAGGACGACTTTGAAGAGTTCAAGATCATGGGCGGCACAGCTCGCGGCATCACCGCGCTGATGAAAGTGCGCGAGGCCTACGAAGGCCGGGTGCCAGTGCAAAGCGCCCCGCTGGAAGGCACGCCCAGCAAAGAAGAGCTGTATCAAATGGTCAATGACCCCAGATACAAGACCGATACTGCCTATCGCCAAAAGGTTGAAAGAATGTTCCACGCGACAATCAAATGAGATCTCCAAGGCAAGCAGTTGCCAGTTGACCCAGCTTCGGCTGGGTCTTTTTTGTCCAGTGCTCAAACACCCCTATTGCACTGTTGCAAAAAACACATACAATCGCGCCAAGGCCTACCGGGCAACCGACCCTGACCGCTGCGAGATGCAGACGATTGGCTGGCGATACCAGCAAGCAATCGGCCCTGACTATCAGGCTCACCGGCGCGAGAACCATGTTTTTCCAACAACCGAATGAGGTATCCAAATGAGCATTTCTTTAAGCAATGCCTTCGTTACTCTCTTCGACGCGGAAGTCAAGCAAGCCTACCAAGGCAAAGCAATGCTTGTTCCGGCGGTTCGCCAGCGTCGTGGAGTCGAGGGTTCAACTGTCAAGTTCCCCAAAGTGGGCCGTGGTGTTGCCACAGTTCGCGTTCCCCAAACTGATGTCACACCTTTGAACGTTGGCTTCAGCACTGTCACTTTGACATTGGCTGACTACAACGCTGCAGAGTACAGCGACATCTTCTCCCAAGCCAAAGTCAACTTCGACGAGCGCCAAGAATTGGTGCAAGTTGTGGCTGGCGCTATGGGCCGTCGCCAAGACCAGATGATTCTGGATGCCTTGGCAAACTCAAGCACCAGCTTGACTGTCGCCAACAGCGTCGGTGGCGCAAACACCAACATGAACATCGCCAAGCTGCGCGAAGCGAAACGCCTGTTGGACAAAGGTAATGTGCCGCCTGATGGCCGTCACATCATCATCCACGCAAACGGCTTGGCCAACTTGTTGTCCGAGACCAGCGTGACCAGCTCCGACTTCAACAGCGTGAAAGCGTTGGTGCAAGGCGAGATCAATACCTACTTGGGCTTCACGTTCCATACGTTGGGTGATCGCACCGAAGGTGGCTTGGCCATCGACGGCTCTCTTGACCGCACCTGCTTTGCATTCCACAAGGATGCAATCGGCTACGGTGAAGGCATTGCCATGCGCACTGAGATCAACTACATCCCCGAGAAAACCTCTTGGTTGGTGAACGAAGTCTTCAGTGCTGGCGCTGTTGCAATCGACGCGGAAGGTATCGTTTCGATTACCTGCCGTGAATCTTGATCTAGGAGACTGACATGGCTTTTTCTAGCACTGGCTTTAACGCAATTGGTGGCCAATCAAAGGCTGGTAATGCTCCCGCAATTTATACCTACACCAGCACTGACGCACAAAGTGTGATCCGCGCTTCTGGGTATTTCAATTCGGTGGCATCCATCCTCAAGGTTGGCGACTTGATCTTCTGCTACTCGGCAACGGGTGGCACTCCGGTGATGTCAACAGCTTATGTGAACAGCAACTCTTCTGGCGTTGTTGACATCACTGACGGCGTGACCGTAACTGCAACTGACACTGACTAAATCGGTGCCAGAATAGTTGGGCCAGCCACTGAGTATTCGGAGGCTGGCCCTTCTCACATTGAGAGGTTCAAATGGCTGCTGGCGACACTGGTGTATCGATCTGTTCTGATGCCTTGCTTCTGATTGGAGCCAAGGCAATTTCGTCTTTTAACGATGGCACTGATGAGTCCAGCGTGTGCGACCGACTCTATCCAGACATACGCGACTCGACATTGGTCATGTACCCATGGAGCTTCTCCATGAAGAAGGTGCAGCTCGCCCAACTCATCACCACCCCAACAACTGTTTGGCGCTACGAGTACCAGTTGCCCGGCGACAAGCTGGCCAACCCGCGTGCCGTGTACAACAGCCCCAACCCCGGCAGCCCGGTGCAAAAGGACTGGGAGATCCAAGGCGACAAGCTGCTCACCAACCTGACCAGCGTCTACATCGACTACCAATACAGCGTGCCTGAGTACGCCATGCCGCAGTACTTTGTGCAGCTTCTCAAGTACATGGTGGCTTGGCACATCGCTGAGACCATCACCGAGCAACAAGACAAGTCTGCCAAGTGGCAGCGCGTGGCGACTGGCGACATCTCTGAGAATGGCCGTGGCGGGTACTTCCGCACTGCAGCTCAGATCGATGGCCAGAACAACCCTGTGCGCATCATTGAAGACTACAGCTTGATCGCAGTGAGGAACTGATGCCGCGCTTTGTAGAGTTCACCACCAACTTTGCGACGGGCGAGCTCGACCCTTTGCTGCGTGCGCGGGTTGACTTGCAGGCCTACAACAACGCGCTGGCCAAGGCCACCAACGTACTGATCCAACCTCAAGGTGGACTGCGTCGCAGGCCCGGCACCAAGCACATCTTTGAGCTTCCCAACGCATCTGCTGGCGCATCCAGCACAGCCAATGGCGTGCGACTGGTGCCATTCCAGTTCTCGGTGTCTGACAGCTACATGTTGTGCTTTACCCACAACCGCATGCACGTTGTCAAGAATGGCGCAGTGGTGACCAACATCAATGGCACTGGCAACAGCTACCTGACAACCACAATCAGCAGCGACATGGTTGACGACATGTGCTGGACGCAGTCTGCCGACACCTTGATCGTTGTCCACCCTGACTTGCAGCCGGTAAAGATCGTGCGCGGTGCGTCTGATTCTTTATGGACGGCCAGCACCATCACTTTTGACAGCATTCCGAAGTATGCCTACACCTTGGCTACCACAAACCCGGCAGCCACCCTGACAC